ATATCGATTTCCTGACCCCCGAAGTGACGGCGGTGCTACGGCGTGTAGGCTGGCGGAAGCGATCGAAGCGCCGGATCGCGAGCGAGGGTGAAATATTTGCCGAGGCAGTTTCGGCGCATACGGTGGCTACGCAGCTGTGGTGGGCCTTTCGTGAGTATGCAGCCGCCTCTGCTTACGCCGTCAATCCGAAGCTGTTTCGGCAGGGGCTCCTAGCACTCGAACAACCGCTCAACTCGTTGATCGCTCAGATCCCCAACGCCGACTCGGCGCTCTCGCTGGCGATCGATCAGGAAATCCGCAAAATCCTTCATAGCCAATCTGCCGACTTCGAGGAAGACGAGGAAGAGGCAATCAGAGACCAGACCGAATTTGATAATCTGAAGCTTATCCTCACCACGATCTCGCAGGCGGCGGAGAATATTCGATCAATCGAACGCGCACGGGGAAGAGAAGCGAATCGAGCGGCCCATCAATTCGTAGCCGAGCTAGCACGAATTTTTACTGAGTGCACGGGACGACAACCAGGTCGAAACAATGACGGCTCCCGCGACGGTGTCGATGCGGTTACAGGTCCATTCGGCAATTTCGTGAAAGCGGTGCATTGCCAGATTCCTAAGACCTTTCAGTTGGTCAATATCGACAACCTGATCCGGCATGAGGTCTCCCGCCGGCGGTGGACCTAATGGGCAAATTCGACGAGAAACCAGCGAATTTGCCCATGTGACGATCGAGCCAAGTCGTGCTCTCTTCGCTATATGCTCGTGATCACAGCGAGATGCTTCGCGAGGGTGAGATGCAAGAACGACGGAGACGCCAGAGATTTCCGACCTACCTCCATGTGAGGTCCCCACTTCCCCTTGCCGATGCGATTGCGCGGGCGGCCGATGAGAAGATGACGACATCTTCGGAGTACGTTCGCCAAGCGATTCTCGCTCGGCTCAAGTCGGATGGTTTCCAGCCGTCGCAGGCGACCGAGGCCGCGTGATGGCGGGCGCCCCGATTACATGTTTGTCCGCAGGGACACTCGCCGCAATCCGCTGCAACTAAGGCGTAAACTTGAGAACAGGCTTGCTGAAGTATGCGAAAACCAGGCAATCCGACTGGCAAGGGCGGGTTCAAGAAAGGTCAATCCGGCAATCCCGGCGGCAGGCCGAAAGAACTCAAGGGCATCCAAGAGCTGGCGCGCTCCCACGCCGAGATGTCGATCGAGACGCTAGCCAAGATCGCCAAGGATGGGCAATCGGAAGCGGCCCGGGCGTCAGCGGCAAATTCGTTGCTCGATCGGGGCTTCGGCCGTCCGGCGCAGTTCGTCAGCGGCGACCCGGAGAGGTTTCGATCCGCCCTCGAAATCAGCGATGATGAACTGGCCACTATCGCAGCAGGAGGCGGCGACGGAGTTGATTCGCCGCCGCAACGTCCGAAGAAGTCTCGTTGAATGGTGCCGGCATTGCAGCTTCGAGCCCGCGCTGCACCACCGGCTGCTAATCGACCGACTGGAAAAACTCGCCCAAGGCAAGCTCAGCCAGCTCGCTGTCTTCATGCCGCCGGGCTCGGCCAAGTCGACCTATGCGTCGATTCTGTTTCCGCCGTGGTTCATGGCGGGCGGTCCGCAGACGGTGCTCGCTGCATCGCACACCACCGAGCTTGCCGAGAAATGGGGTCGCCGAGTTCGCAATCTGATCGCGGAGCACAGCGCCACACTTGGGGTGCGGCTCTCGGACGACAGCCATGCCGCCGGCCGCTGGGCGCTCAGCCAGGGCGGAGAGTATTACGCCGCCGGCGTTGGCGTCGGCATTGCCGGTTTCCGCGCCGATCTCATAGTGATCGACGACCCGATCCGCTCGCGCCAGGACGCCGATTCGTCGACGCTGCGGGAGAAAATCTGGGACTGGTATAAGGCCGACCTGTCTACTCGTCTCAAGCCAGGCGGGCGCATCGCGCTCATTCAGACGCGCTGGCACGAGGACGATCTCGCGGGCCGCATTTTGGAGGAGATGAAACGCGGCGGCGATCATTGGGAAGTAGTTTCGCTTCCAGCGGAAGCCGAGGCTGGCGATCTCCTCGGCCGCAAAGCCGGCGAATGGCTGTGGGATGACGCCTACGGGTACGGCAAATTTCTGCGACATGAGAAGAAGACCCAGCCCGCACGCAACTGGTCCGCGCTCTACCAGCAGCGACCGTCGCCAGAGACTGGCAATTACTTCAAGGCGGAGTGGCTCAAACCCTACGTCAAAGTGCCGCCGCGCGAGACGCTCAATGTCTATGGTGGCTCCGATTATGCGGTCACCTCGGACGGAGGCGACTACACGGTTCACGTCGTCGTCGGCGTCGATCCAGAAGATCGAATGTATTTACTCGATCTTTGGCGCGGGCAGACATCATCTGATGTCTGGATCGAGGTCTGGTGCGATCTGGTCAAAAAATGGAAGCCAGCCTTCTGGGCTGAGGAGCACGGGCATATCATTTCTGGCGTTGGACCGTTTCTCGAGCAGCATGCACGCAAGCGCAAAGCTTATACCACTCGCGAACAGTTCGTGCCGCGGGGTGGCGACAAGGCGATCCGCGCGCAATCGATACGAGGCCGCATGGCGATGCTGGGCCTTTATGTGCAAACTGATGCGCCGTATTACGCTGATTTGCACGCCGAATTGTTGAGCTTTCCGGCCGGCGTGCATGACGATCAAGTGGACGCGCTGGGCCTCGTTGGCCAACTGCTTGACAAGATCAGCGCAGGGCGGAAGCCGAAGCCGCCGGACGAGAGCAGGCGGGACGTGTACGCGCCGCCCTTCGAAGAGATTCCGCTGGACAGCTTCAAGACGATGTGACGGCTATGTAAGACACTGAGCTATTTCAGGATCATGCTGGGACGCGGTTGCTGTGGCGACAGCTTTGCCAATGGAACATGCACGCGCCCTCAACCCGTGGCGCGGCGGTCTGGCCGCTCGCGTGACATCGGTCTCCCGGCGCATCCTCGGCTTCTCGCTCCTCTGGCGAGTGAAACGAAGGGTATTGGTGGCAAAATGACCCGAACCGAACTGATCATTCAGCTTCTTAAAGTGGCGATCGGAATTGCATTTGGCGCTTACTTCATCTGGTGGAGTTTAGAGGTATTAGACCGATTAACCCCTGAATACGACAAACCCACCGCCGTGGTCGGCCGCGCATCATAAAGGTCGCCACCCGGTCAGGAGTGGCATCGGCCGAGCCCACTCGATTCAGAACAAATCAGGTTTGACAAAAGGATTTGCCGTTCGCACAGCGGTCATTGTCGCTACCGGCGCACACTGCAGCAGTGTCCGGCGCCTGTGTGTGTGCTATCGTTTGGTCGCAGCACCGACACCGATGGCCTTTCGCCCGGAAACTGTCCTTATGCAAAAGAGCCTGTTGTTCATCCCTGGACCCGTCGCCTGTTCCGGACCCGTACTGGCCGCGATGGCGAAGCCACTGATCAATCACCGTGGCCCTGAATATGCGCGCCTGCTCCACAGCATCGCGGATCGCATGCAGTCGATCTTTACGACCAAAGGCGATGTATTGCTGATGGGCTCGTCGGGGACCGGCAGTCTCGAGGCGGCCGTGACAAACATGTTCGGCCCAGGTGATACCCTGCTCGCGGCCCCGACCGGCGTCTTCGGCGAGCGGATCGCCGCGATCGCGAAGATGTGGGGCTGCACCGTCGAGATTCTCGAGACGCCCTGGGGCGCTGGGGTCGATCCCCAAGTATTGGCTGCACGGCTGCGCGCCGATCGCGAAAAGAAGATCACCGGCATTCTGTTGACGCACAACGAGACGTCGACCGGCGTGCAAATCGATCTGAGCGCGATCTCGCGCGCGATCGGGGATCACCCCGCCTACGTCGTCGTCGACTCCGTGAGCGGCTTAGGCGCGAGCGAATTCAAGATGGACGAGTGGAAGCTCGATATCGTTTGCGCTGCGTCGCAAAAAGCGCTCGGGTGTCCGCCTGGACTTGCCATGGTCGCGGTGAGCCCACGCGCATGGGAGAAGATCAAAGCAAACAAGGCGCCACGTTTTTATTTCGATTTACAGAAGTACAAAGAGTTTTTCGATAAAGGTGAGCCGCCGTGGACGCCGCCGGTCTCGGTTGCTTTTGCACTCGACGTCGCAATCGACCTTTACGAAAAAGACGGAGCCCGAAACGTCTGGGCCCGTCACGCAGGCTACACCAACGCGCTGCATGAAGCCGTCAAGGCGCTTGGGATGCAGATCTTTTCACGTGACGGCGTGCATTCGGTCACCGTCACGGGCGTTCTGACCCCGCACGGTCTCGACAACAAGACGGTCTTAACGAAGCTGCTCCACGAGCACGGCGTCGTAATCTCCGGTGGACAGGGCAAGATGGCCGGAAAGATGTGG